CGGATGTCATCCACAGCGAGGTAAGCACAGTTGTATGCGGCTACGTGGGTACGGTTCAGAGCCTCACCCGCTGTCATGATCGAGCGCATAGAGGGTAGAGCTTCTAGGTTGTTGATGTAGTCGAACAACTCAATCCAGAGTGGATCGCTTGGTTTGATGGAGTCCTTTACATGGTCTTTGAAGAAGTCGATCCATCGCTTTGCAGTCTCATCCCAGTCTTCGCGGCGGTTCTGCTCAGGTAAGTAACGGGCGTATCTCGACTTTGCAATCAGCGACTGGTAACTGTTTAATTTGTTCATGTGTTCTTTCTTTGTTGAGTGTCTATTAGGTACCGGCTAGCTTATTTAAATAGGTCTTGTCCAAGCTCGAATACCAGTTTCTTATGCATGTAGGCTAGTGCTGAGGTTCTGTTATTAGATAGCTCTGCAGCTGATACATAGTACTTCACATACCTGTTAAGCCCTTTTGGGCGCATATCTGTGGTGAGTACATGAATACCATAGGGTTCTACTGTGATCCCCACTTCTGCAGCGAGTTCGAGTGTCCTGCGGGGTCACTCATGTTGATGACACAAGGCTCCTCCATTGTTGAATACCTTGGGATGTTCCGTGAGTCCCGCTTTAGATACTCTAACTCAGCTTTGCATCGTTCGAGTTCGTATTCGAGGGCAACCTCACGAGGTGTTTTGTCAAAGAAGTTCATAGTGTTCCTTTCAGCAGAAAAAGTAATCGGAGTTGGTGAGTTGTTTCAAATCAAGCGTCCCTAGCTTGGGTGCTGATACATCGAACGTATCTTCGTGTTCCATCAAGTTACCCCGCAGCACATCGAAGAAGTTCTCTACATCATACTGCGCTTGAAAGGTTCGTTTAGTGGTTTCTTGGAGAAAATCAACATCAGAGGCGTGTGTACTATAGCTATCGTGTACTGCAGCAAAAGGCCCATCGAAACTAACAATAGTATTGGCCATATGAGCAGCATCGTAACTATGAGTAACATTAGGCGAGATACCGGATGCAAAAGACCTTCGGCAAGGAACCTTTTCAGAGGTATCTTTGCTGAGGATATTGACCCGGACAACGTGCATGACCCTTCCATCTTTGTTTCCTGTGATTCCACGGATAGTTCCCCTTTGTTTGAATTCATGTTGTAGATATGCTTTGTAGATGACTGGAAAGCCACTTGGAGTTACCCATGTGAGCGTATCCCGGCCACTGTTCAGCTCATGTTCAGCGATCTTCTGCAGGTACTTAGCTGTCTTCAATGGCCCCACACAGACACTGTTGATAGCATTGATAAGGTTACCCGCCAGTACATTACAATCTTCCTCAGTGATATTATACTTGGTGGTGTATCCTTCCATGTGACAGTCGGAGTACATGTTCTCAGCGATACGGTGTTTACCGGCTGAGTACGCACGGGTCATCGAGCCACGCTTGGTAATGCCCTTGCGGATGTGCTTCATAGGGATGTTACGTTCAGCGAACCATTCAGGCATCAATGGCACCAGAGCCTTAGCTACTGCTACATAGAAGTCCTTCTGGATCTTGGTAGGTACTAGTGATACCAGTTCACCTGCCTGAGCGTCTTTGCTCATCGCCGCTAAATGTTGCCACAATATGTTCAGTCACCAGCGTTAGTGATGACCCGCTTTTTACAATTGTTGTTGTGATATCGGTTGATATGACCTACGTTCATAGTCGCTCCGCAATGCACACAGGTATGTAATACATTGTTAGGGTGCTTCTCTGACCGTGCTGCTCGTCTTCCAAGGGCTGTCTGTAATTCACTGTCGCCGAACCGGGACTTTTCTTGGGCAAGCCAAGAACCCTGTTCAGCTAGCCTAGTGTCGTAGGCATCCGTGTGAAATACATTGAACTTTGGCTGAACAACACGTATCATGGTCTTCTCTAGGTCTAGTGCGTTCTGCTCTTCCAATCCTGAGTGTACAATAATTACATTCAAGAATGGCAGTTGCTCTTTGATCCAGTCTACGTGAGCTGGATTAGACCTGTTGATAGACCAAGCACGATCATATCTTCCTTTACCAACATAAACAATTGAACCATCTGCATCTACATGATTGTAGACATAATAATTACTCATACCGTTTCTCCTAAATAGTTTCTCTATTAGGTACCGGCTGGCAGATTGGTTGGCAGCTATGAGTTTCCCCATAGATCAGACTATATCTTCACCTCATTTCTGAGGGCACTGCGCTTCCACTCACTTGAGTGTACTCCCTTGCGGGATAGTCGTTGCTCCTTCAATCAGGTTTCCCCGAAAGCTTGGATCAGGATTGCCATAGGCCATAGCCCTTAGATGTCCCCTGAGTTCACAGTGTTTTACAACAGCCGATTAACCGTTGTTGGATCCGTCAATAGGTATCGGGAATCCAGATTCGTAAGGCCCACTTGAAGTATTGTAGTTGTACACTTCCAAGCAGCATGCAAGGAAACTGTAAGGCTTCTCTGCATCATCCAACACTTCCTTGTTCTCCGCGTAACTGATGATGTCATCCAAGTGCATCTGAGTCCAGTTGAAGCGGTCATTCAGAGTCATCTTGTCTACAGAGATCGAGTCAAGACCCGCCTCAGACAGATACTCTGTGTAGTCCTCTTCCATCCAGTCATGGTCAGCAAGCTCATCAATCGAGTACGACTGGCTGTAGCAGGTAGCTGTATGCACAGACAACCAGTAGTAGCCACGCTCAGTAACAACCTTCTTCTCGTTGAATAAAAACAGGCTCCTAGCCTGATCACTCCCTTGGAACTCAAGGAAGGACTCCGCGTAGTACACCCGCCCACGGTAGTCGCATGATACCTCTTGGTAAAATGGATACCCGTTAGACTTCACCATAGAAGCCTTTGCAACGATCATCTGATACTCATACGCTTTGGAGATCATCTTCTGTACTTTGGGATCCTTCTTGCCCAAACACTGTGTACCGTCCAGATGTTTTAGTTTCTTGCTGGCTTCCTTCAGAGGCGTCTCATGGATAACCCCATCGTCGTCTACCAGTTTAATGGTACTCGCAGGTGGGTTTGCCATCAGTGCTTCCAACACAGGCTCATTGAGCGCCCATGCAGTACCCCGTAAGATGTCCAGTGACTTCACAAAGCGGGTACTGAGCAGTTCACTGAATACGGCTGTATCAGTCCACCCTTTGATGAATGGCTCACGTGTCAGTGGTGAGTACAATCCAATGATCTTTGGTAGTGGCATTGTTGTGGTACCACGGAGCACCGGCTTGACACCATCGAAGGTGCCTACCAGCTTCACCATGTACGGTGCCTTATAGCCGTTGTACTCTCGGTTGATCTCAATGAGGCCAGCCTGTAGGAATGACTCCAACATCACGTCACCAAGACTCAGAGTGTTCTTGATGTCGTTCTCATCGATCCTCATCTGTGCTGCCAGTCGTTTACCGATTAGGTTACTGGCAAAGGTTAATTTGGCAGATGCCTTGTGAGTACTGTTCTTGTTACGGATACAGTACTTCATGAGGACGTCCCATGATTCGTTTACCATGTCCTCCAACTCGAAAGTCCAAAGTGGATGATGCGCGAGCAGTCGTGCTCCCTCATTGTAGATCTTGTCTGACCCGACTACCACCTTAGAGACGCGCTCTGTCAGGTATTCTAGTGGTTCCATTGATATCCTTAGTTATGTGAATATAAACCCTCCGAAGAGGGCTTGTGATTATAACATTGTTTCTATTAGGTACCGGCTAGCAGCTACCGTCGCAAGGTGCTCTACAACATTCTTCGCAGTCTACTGGTGAGTAGTTGCAAAACTCTGTCGATACACCGTCTACAGTAGGCTCCCCGCATACAGGGCATTTACCGTTTGGTTCACCTTCTGCTCCGTTTGGGTCACAACACATATCAACCTCCTTTTATTCAAAATCAGCCATCGATTGTTTCTCCAACCTCCCGGTATTCACATTGTAGAGTACCGAACCGCAGTCACCTGTGTTACCCGTGAATCGGGACTTCAACACACGGAACTTGATAGTGTTCCTTTCTCGTGCATCCTCAGCTACCATGTTACGGCAGAAAGCAATGATGTCGAAGGACACCTGCTTGATCGAACCACTTCCCTTAATAGCGTCTACATCAGGCATCTTGCCCTCCTCAAATGATTTTTGGTCGTTCTTACCTTTACGTAGGTGTGAGATCACCCCAAGCCAGATGTTGTGTTTCATAGCGAGCTTGAGTAGATCATTCATGAAGGAGTCAACAGCTTCATTGCCTGTCTTGTCCTTGGTACCCTCACTCACAGCAATTGTGATGTGGTCTAGGATGATGTACTTGCAACCCATCAGCGCAAGGTACTCCATCTTGTCGATCAATGACTCATCACTCACAGAGCCTTGGTGGTCGAGCAGTACCAAGCGTTCATCACCGAATACAGATTTGAATGCCTCATACTGTTGTTCCTCGGTAGGTGTCTCGATGTTAGCTACCTTAAGCTGCATGTTGATGAACTTGTTGGCCGTGTCTCCGATAGACTCCTCCAATGATACCATGCCAATCATATCCTGTGTTTTCTCAAGGATATCAAACACGATCTCTTTGATGACAGTACTCTTGCCAGAGCCAGTACCAGAAGTGAACAATACGATCTCACCCATTCGCATACCCTGAAGCTTCTCGTTGAGCCCACTCAGGCAGTCTGGATAGGGTACAGATACCTTCTCCTTACGAGCCTTGAACTGTTCCCAGATGGCTTCACCGCGGATAACACCTGATGGTGAGAATGACTTGGCATCCCAGATGCACCGCATGAGTGCCTTGGGGCCATGCTTAATCAGCACATCACAAGGATCCTTCTCAGGGAATGCACAGACCTTAGCTTTGTCATATCCAATGATCTTGGCTGCTACCTCTGCAGCTTTCTTGCCGGGTTCGTCCATGTCGAATGCAATGATAACCTCGCCGAATCCACGTAACCATTCACGGTTTTCGAGGATCATTGAGGTTGCTGTTGCAGAGGGTAGTGCTACTACTGCATAGTACAGCTGATAGTGGTCGAATTGAGCTTGGGACACAGCGGCACAGTCAAGTTCACCCTCGGTAATGATGATACGCTTACCACTATTGCCTGCTTGTGCCTGCCCAAACATCTGTACACCCTTGAAGTCTCCGTGGATCACGAATGACTTTGGCAGAGTCCGTTCCTTGTAAGCCACTACAGTGCCGTCCTTGGTGTACGGGTAGAAGTGACTGTGAATGGTACCGTCCTCTGAGTAGGAAACCTTCATTCCAAGATGCTGTGCTGTGGCCTTGGTGATACCACGCTCCTTGAATCCGCGAGTGTCATAGCTTTCGATTTCGTTTAGAGTGTGCATGTTGTAGTCTGTCTGTGTTGATTGGACGCGGGGTGCGTCAGGGTCTACCGGGGAGGAGCGATTGCAAGAGAAGCAGTAACCGGATACATCATCATCCTTGAATGAGAATGCATCTGAACTACTACACTTAGGGCACGCTGAGTGGTGCCATCGGGTCATTGAAGCCTTTCGAAGACCTCGATGTAGGTCTCTTTGACAGCGAATCCGTGAGTCCTGGTGTTAATAAATGTGTTGCTGGTCTCGGTAATCCTTTCAAAGACATTGGTTATGGTCTCTGTGTTTAGGAGGATGAGCGATCCGTCGCCTTGTGTAAACTCTTCAAACTTGTTCATATTTAGCTTTCAGTTGTTCGTATTGGAGACGTTCTCGTTCCTCAAGAGTCTTGAATTGCATACGTTCTCGTGCTAATCTACCCGCTTCTTCCGCGGGTGTTTCCTCTACAAGTCGGTATACATATACCCTTGGGAAGTCACCGTCGTCTTCAGTATGTATGATCACATCATCGTTGCATGCTAGGAACGCTTGCAATTCATCAATAGCTTGTGATACTGGCACACCTATGATATCCAGTTCGTGGTATTTGCCTACTTTCATTACCAATCCTTATCTTCTCTGAGTTCTCTGATCCGTTCTCTGCGCAGGTGTGCTCTCTGCTGTGTTTCCTTCTTCTCGTTGAAGTGTTGTTGACGACTTGCCTTGATCTCCTCAGCGTCTGGCTGAGTTGGTTCGACGGGTTCTTTATTCTTTTTCATACAGGCTTCAGGAATTTAACCGCCCCGATGTTTCCATTATACCAAAGCCGTTCGTCTCCGGACTCCGTGGTAGCTCTCGATAAGACCTCTTCGGCCCACTGTTCCTGTACCTCGGAGTAGGTAAGGTCTCCCGGCCCCATACACCACTTATAAATAATGAAACTAAAATTATCGAGACCATATAGCGCAATGTCTTCATGTATTTCCTTGCAAGATGTTTGGTAGTTCTTCCAGTCACTTTCTTTTCGGGTGACTACTCTGTTAACCCTTCCGGGTATTCTCTTTTTACTGACACTGACTAATTGTTTTCGTCCAATGTACATTCTTCCTGTTGGTCCAAATACTCCGTAAATGAATCCGAAGGCTCCATAGGGTCGATCTGTGAGAGAGATCCAGTGGCCATAAATTTCGTCCATGTCAGTCGTTCCTTTAATTCTTCAAATGTTAGTGGTCGGAGATCGTTGAGATCTGGCCGGAGAAAGATGCAGTTGACACATCGTACAAAGTTATCTTTCCAATCAGAGCCCTGATGTGCTTGCCAAGCGGATACCACAACATCCCATAGCTGTTCCTCTGAGTAGCCATCCATGATCTTCTTAGCTTTCACTGGCCCAATACCCTTAAGCCCGTGGATGTTGTCAGTAGCATCTCCGGTAAGGAACTGCTGCATCATGAACCGATAAGCGTACTCGTGAGTGATCTCGCGGAAGATCTCGGACTTGAAGTTGTAGTGCCATCCCGGGATACAATCGAGGTCTTTGTCGATGTGTACTACGATGTGGTGTTTACCCTCTTCCCGGGCCATCCTTGCTGTGGCTGTGCAGTAGTCATCTGCTTCACCATCCTCAGAGCACATGGCAAATGTCTCGCAGTAGTCATACATGTCATTGATGAGTGCCTTGATCTCAGGCGGGATAGTGTCCTTGCGGTGTGCTTTGTATTCAGGGTCAGCATCGAATCGGAAGTTACCGTTGCCCTTGATGAATACCACAGCAGCATTAGCCTCTGTGTTCTCCATTACACGGTCGATAGTGCGGTCTACCTGCTTACGACACAGTTCCTTCGTGTTGTACTTGTAGGCGATCGCATACAGCATGGAGTCAGCGTCAATAATTGCTATGTCGAATCGTTCGTTACTCATTCAGATTTCTCCAGATACTTGTTTGAAATTACTTTGAAGGATCCTGCCACAGACTTGTAGACAAGACCCTCGCGGAGTTGTTTAGGGTTCAGTGATGAGTAACCGTTGGCGTGGTCTAGAAGTGTTTCCAAATTGTCCACCAGATTGTAATGCTCCTCAATAATAGGTACGCTGAGTAACCCCAGAAATTCTACTATTCGTCGGCGATCACCTGTGCAGAGGTACTTACCCTTATCAATATCAAAGATGTCAAACACATACCACTTGTAGTCATCCAGCTTGTAGATGTTACCTTGGATCTTCGGGCCAACGAGTTCACCCTGGATAGCGATGTTATCTACCAAACCAGCCAGCTTCTCTCGTATACCAGTGGCCAAGGCTGTCTTCCAGAAGGTGTTATTCTCATCTTCTTTCAGATCCAGATTACGAGAGCACACCCCGAATTCACCGTTGTTGAAGTACACTGTCATAGATGAACCTTCAAGCTTCTCAGTGACCTCGTATAGCACATCACGGTTGGCATCCCGGAAGCAGTTCTGGATACGCTCTTGATCTGTCTTTCTGATGAACTCTGGGAAGTTACCTTTGGCGTCTGCTGACCGGAACTCTTGGGGTGGTTCCCACTTGGTGATACCAAGGATGTCGGATACATCAGTGCCTTCGAAGTAGCCTAGTGTGAAGATGTCGAGTGGCAAGATCAAACCTTGGCTGAGTGCCTTCTTGAGTCGGATGGTACGCAGCTTCTCGCCGGGAATATCGTTGTATACCCGTGGCTCTTTACCTTTAGAGAGGAATGGGGCTACTGTAGTCGGTACCCAACTGTCGATCTCGATGTAGACTACATGGTCGCCTACCTGATATTTACCAACCTGATCAACGACCTTCCAGCCATTAATACCGTATTGGCAGATGCGGTCAGCACCCTCGATAGGGTATACACCGTTGATCTTCTGGATAGTTGCTAGTTTACGTTCAGTCATTTGTATCTCGTTTCTGTGAATGTGTATGGGAAGACTTCTCCTACGGTGACGTCTGTTACCTCGGAATCACACCAGTAGCTCGTGTTGGTTCTCACAAATGTCACTGCAAAGAACTGGTCTCCATGTTTGTATACATTTGTGGAGGAGACATATTTACCTTCTACTTCCTCGTCGTAGGATACCACGTCCGTATCGGGTAGGTCTACCTCATTATCCTCGTCTATGAACTTATCTTTGAATTCTTCCGGTGTCATTTTCAATGTACCTCGTTGTAACGTTTACCGATATGTGCAGCGCCATTCATACAGGTCACCCCAAACCATTTTGGAGCTTCTGTGAAGGCTTCTACCGCAAGTTCTGCCACTTCTTCCGCGTGTTCGTCTTTGCAGATCACAGCAAATTCATCGTGGTAATGCATGATAAAGTAGTGTTTGATACCCCGTTTGATTAGCTCTCGTTTCATATAGACAATAGCAGCCTTGCAGGTGATACCCTCTGTGGTTTGTAGTCGGTAGTTGAGTACCTGATGAGGTGAGGATACAAAGACCAATCGCCCATCCAGTCCGCGGATGAAAGCCTCTGATGCTCCGAATGCTGATGAGGTTCGCTCGTATTCAGCTTCCAGATCATCAGTTAGCTTTTTCATTCCCGGGATTGAGTCTTGGAATGCTGCCTTAGCTTTAGCGCCGACCTTCGCGTTAGTTGTCCCTGTAAGGATCTGCCCAAGCTTACCCGCACCGCCACCAAAAAGGAAGGCATAGAGAAATGGCTTCGCCAGCTTTCTAGAAGTCTCCAAAGCATCTGCATTACGCTGGTGTACATCCCCGTTAATAACAACATTGGTAAATTCCTCATTGTTCAAGTCATGGCATAGCCCTCGCATCTGGTTACCTGCTGAGTCAGCTCCTACGATACTGGTACCGGGTTCGCAGTAGAGCAGTGAGCGCATGTCTGCACCGTATCCACCTTCAGCACCATAGAGCACTTCATCGTTGTCACCGTGTTTAACACTCGGTAAGTTGGCAACCACCTCATGGCGACACCTGAAGGTTGGTGTACCGATAGTCCACATACGACCATGTAACCGGCCATCAGAGCTTTCTGCTTCCTTGATCCAACCTTCTAAGATACCCTTACGGCTCCTGATCATGTAGAACTCACTGATAGACTGAGCTTCTGGCCCTAGCTTTTCGAGTGAGGTCTCTGTGATCTTGGGTGACTTGTTAACCCACTTGCCATTGATCTTCTCAACGTTCCACTCGTCAGGAACCCAACCAATGCTGTAGAGGTAGTCCTTTACGACCTCGATCTGGCCTATCTTGCCTTGTTCAAAGGAGACTCGACAATACTCACCCTCGATGGGGCGGTCATCATCACGGCCCGACTCTTGCGAGTACCCGAAGTGCTTGACAGTAGCGACGGTATAGCAACCGTCCTTGCGCCATGCAGGTTTCTTTGACTCAGTTCCATCCGTCTTGATGCATCGCATTCCAATTTTGGGTTCGAGTACCAATTCAATTGCTGAGAGCTTAGCATTCATTTCTCCTAGAAGTTTCTTGGCGTTATCCATATCGAACATCCAACCCCTACGACGGATATCGGATTCGATAGCTGCGAATTCCATCTCAACATCCATACCAGTCACGAATGATGGGTACTTCTTGATGATCTTGGAAGCGGTAGTTGCAAGAGCCTTGTACACCATGACGTTCAGTTCCACGTCACGGATACAGTATGTCTTCATCTCCTGAGAGTAGTGAGAGAAGTCATCGAAGGGTAGTTTAGGGAACCCAAAGAACTCACCCCAACCTTCTAGGCCATGCTTGTGTTTCCGCTTGTATTGTACCAGAAGCGACAGGATCCAGGTGTCGATGACCTTCTGGTCTGGCCCAGGTTTCCAGTCCATGAGTTGTTCCAGCACTACAAGGTCGTAGCCGCAAATATTGTGGCCGACGATGATGGGTTGCTGTGATAGCAGCTCAAGGCCGTCGGCCAGGGAGGGGAGTTCAGGGTCGTAGTCGCTGAATTCGAAGATCTTCTTTGTCTTCGTGTCTTGCATGGTAAGGATCCAAATGGTGCTCACACCAGGGTAGAGCCCATCTGTTTCCAAGTCAAAAACCATCGCCATCAGTTTCCCCCTAGGCTGGCGGCCTCCCTGAGCTTTGCGTAGATGATGTCGGGGCAGTACCTTGCGTACATCTCGTCCAGGATGCGTGCTTCGATTTCTTCCGGGTCGAAGAAGTAGTCCTCAATCTCTTTGTCTTCTTCCACCTTGTCTTCGCACTGCTCGGCGGCACTATCTTCATGAACGGCGTATTCAATGTGATCGTCACCAAAGCTGCACCCTCCTACGTGATCGAACAACAAACCCGCAGCCTCAAAAGCATCCGATGAAAGTCAAACCATGCAACCCCCAATTCGAACCGATCGACATCACCTTAGAGTCAGAAGCTGAGTACAAGCTGCTCATATCCTTAATCGGCAGCACCACCGTTGACTTCGAGCGCGAACTCCGCGACAAAATGGCAATTAAAGATAATGTCAACAACTTCTTCTTTAACCTCTACACTGCCCTATTCAACGCACATCCCGGCAAAATCAGCCATCCCGACGTGCTCATCAAAATAGAGCTGGAAGCACTGTGAAGCCAATGCTCCTGTACCGGAAGAATCCAGACCTTGACACGCTACCTTACCCCGTCGATGTCTCCCCAAAACTAGACGGCATCCGCTGCATCATGGAGGGTAGCAAAGCCAAAAGCCGCACGCTCAAAGCCATCCCCAACAAAAACATCAGAGCCTATCTCGCGCGGGGCGCTCTGGCTGGCCTCGACGGTGAGCTCGTCTTCGGTCTGCCCACTGAGCCTGAGAGCCTACTCAAGTCGAACTCAATCGTCATGTCCCATGACAAGCCGCTGCCGTCTGAATGGGGCTACTATGTGTTTGACTATCAGAACACGACAAAACCGTACGAGCAGCGCCGTGCTGATCTGGAGTACTTTGTCGGTCACGAAAAGGACAAACACATCCAACTCGTATTGAGCCGCAGAGTCAGCAACCCGGTTGAGCTCCTCGCCTTCGAGCAGGAGATGCTGG